TGGGCACAGCAGGGCCAAAACGGGGCCGGGACGGCGTCGCAGCGCGTCGGGCTGGCATGGCCAGGGCGGGCGCTCAGGAAGGCAGCCGCGGGCTATGGGGCGCGTCTGTGGGCGGTGTTTACGAAGTGTCGGGCGAACGTGTGAAATTAGCCGACCCCTTAGCCCAGGTCACCGTTGTTTTGTCACGCGCGCACTATTTTCTCAAAACGCCGGTCTAACCGTCAATACGGAGGAGTTTTACCCATGGCACGACCCAAGATCGCCCGCACCGTGCGCGAGTTGCGCGCCCTGCTTGACGAGGCCGACAAGTTGCAGCGCTCCGCGACCGAGGCCGGCAGCTACGTCGCCGCGGAGCGCCTGCTCCGTACGAAGCGCGACCTACAGACTGACCTTCGCGCCGCTGAGGAGGCCGAGCTCGCCGCGCTTGAGGCCGATCGGGCGCAGACTTCCGACGCCATGCTTGACCAAGTGATCGCCTTGGTACCCTCGCTGCCCGATGCCTTCGTCGATCGCCTTGCCGAGGCCATCGAGCAGCGCCGCCGCCCGCGTCTCGTTCACTTCGGGCGGTGACCTTGGTGGACCTGGAAGCGATGCGAGCGATCCTCGCCGGGATGCAGGCCGCCGCGGCTGACCGCGCGCGCGACCCGATCGCCGCTATGCGGTGGCTGCCCCTGCAGAGGGCGTTCCTGGCCGACACCCACTGGGCGAAGTTGATCCGCGCGGGGAACCAGACGATCGGCAAGACCACGCCGGCCCTCGCCGAGGTGATCGGCCGGTGCCGCGGGCGCCATCCCCTGGGTGTCGTAGTGCCGCCGCCGCCGATCCAAGCCTACATCATCTGCGCCAGCTGGCAGCAGAGCCTAGGGATCCAAGAAAAGCTCGCGGCGCTCCTGCCTTGGGGCGAGCTTGACCCGCGCACGACCTACACAGTGGAGCAGGGCTTCGCCCCGATCAAATCGCCGGTAGTGAAATTCCGAAACGGGAGCTTGATCCGAATCAAGACGGCGGGCCAGGACACGATCAGCTTCGCCGGCGCGTCGATCGACGTGGTTCTCTTCGACGAGCCCCCCAGCTCGACCCGCCTCCTGGTCGAGGCGGCGAAGCGGCTTGAGGACCGCGGCGGCGTTCTGCTCATGAGCTTGACGCCGATCAACGCGCCCGATGAGACGATCGAACACCTGCGCTCACTGTGCGAGGCCGGGACTATTCATGATCACTGGCGCCCGCTGACCGAGGCGGAGCTCGTCCCGGTCGGCACGTCAAAGCCCGTCACCACGGCGTCAGGGGTTCCCAAGGATGCGGCGTGGATCGCCAAGCTCGGCGACCTGTGCGACGACTGGGAGCGGCCGATCGTGGTCGACGGCGCCTGGCGGGGCGGGACGACCGACAGGTACTTCAGCCGCTGGTGTTCGGCGAACATCTCGCCGAACCTGCCGGACGCGCCAGAATTCACGGTCGCCTTGGGTATCGACCACGGCGACCGACCGGGCAAGCAGATCGGGCTTCTGTTGTACGTCGACGAGCGCGACCCCGAGCAGCCGGTGGTATACGTCCTTGACGAGTATGTCGACTCTACCGGAGTCGCGCAGCCGCGCCACGACGCCGAAGGGATCGTGGCGATGCTAGAGCGCCACGGGCTGCGCTGGGGTGACGTCGATCTCGCCCACGGCGACCGGGTCCATATGCCTGGGACTGGCGGGCAAAAGAGTAACAAGGATCTGGCCGCGCACATTGCCAAGCATTTGTATCGGGCGGGGCAGCTTGGAAACGGCGCTCCTGTGCAGATTGAAACCGTAAAACGCGGGGAAGGCCGCGCGGGGAGTCTGCGGATCGGGGCGCGGTACGTGTACCATCTGGTCTCCTCTGGACGGCTGACCGTGCACCCGCGGTGCCGCCGGCTTATCGACGCCATGGAGCGGTGGGACATGCGCGACTCGGACTATAAAGACCCGGTGGACGCTTTGCGCTATGCTCTGGATCCGTGGATCTTCGGCGAGAGGTCGCGCCGTCGGTCGTCTTCCTCTGTCGTGCGATTCGGGTGATTCATGACCCTGCCGGTTCACGTCCCGCCAGCCCCCACCAACAGAGAAGATTCCGAACGGTGGGAGCACACCCGGCGCCGTCGCCGCATGCTCTACGGCCGGTGGATGACCGACCTTGAGGACGAACTGCGCCGCCGCGTGGGCGCCGTGCGCGCCGATGCCTGGGGTACGCCTGATCTCTCGGCGAATCCGTTTCGCAAGGCGGCCGGCGGGCGGGCGACGCTGTACGATCGGCCCTGGACGATCGAGCACGACGACGCCGCCGCGGCGGTCGTCTTGTCGCGACACATGGATCTGGCTGGCGCGATCCCTCTTCTGCAGCGCCTGCAGCGGGACACTCTCGGGCTACGCGAGATGCTCTTGGACGTCCAAGGCGTGACCCGGCCCGACGGGTCGTATGACGTTCTGTTGCGGCCGGTCTACCCGGACCTGGTCGTCGGCGTTCCCGACCCGCTGCAACCGGACCAGCCGATCGAGCTGCGCGAGTACCGGATCCGCACCGTCGGCCGAGAGCCCCAGTGGGTGGTCGACGTCTACCGGGCGGGCCAGCCCATGCGCGTCGAGTCCATCCGCGGTGACGAGCTCCGCGGTTTGGGCGACGGTCGCGAGGGGATCCCCCACGTCCTTTACCATGCAGCGATGACCGGGGCGCTGTGGGACCCCTTCGAGGAGCAGGAGCTCTACTGGGGGACCCTAAGCGTCGCGGTACAGTGGACGTTTTACCTCCATGTTTTGCAGGACGCGTCCTGGCCCCAGCGCTACTCTATCGACGTGGCGTGGGGGCCGGCGTCGCCAGAAGGCACCGGGGCGGCGGCTCGGAGCGCCATTGTCACGGACCCGTCCACCGTGTTGCAGGGCACCCGCCGGGAGATCGAGACGCAGCCGATCGTCGGCCAGTGGCAGAGCGGAGGCAACCCCACCGAGATCGCCCAGGGGATCCAGGGCTACGAGCGCCGGATGGCGGCCTACCTCGACCTTGACCCGGCGGACGCTGCGCGGGTCAGCGGAGACCCCCGCTCAGGCTACGCCCTGGAGATCAGCGCCACCGCAAAGCAACTGGCCCAGCAGCGCTATGCACCCGTGTTCCGGTTTGCAGACGAGCGCCTATGCGGCCGGGTGGCAGAGGAATTGAACCGGGTCGGGAGTTTGGGTCTGCCTTTGGACGGGTGGCGGGTGCGCTACTGGTTTGAAGAGGACGAGGCGCCCGAGCTTGAGGAGACGGCGGCCGAGGATGAGGCGGCGCCTGAAGTCGAGGAGCCGGCCGACGTCGAGGAGATGATTACTGAAGCGGCGCCCGATGGCGTCGAGGAGAGCGACACATGAGCGAGCAAGCGCAGTCCCCGGCGTCGACGACGTCGCCCCCTGCCGATGAGTATGTCGATCAGAGCGGCGGGAAGTGGATCCCGTACCAGCGCTTCAGCGCAGTGATCGCCGAACGCGACACGGCGCGCAAGGCTGCCGAGGCAGCCGCCACCGCCACGGCGAAGGCCGCGCAGCTTGAGCGTGACCTGGCCGGCGCTCGCGAAGAGGCGACCCTGGCGCGCGCTGGGTGGACCGACCCGGAGGCGGTGGAGCTTGCTCGGCTGTACCACGGGAAGCTCGCGGAGGAGTCGCGGCCTGACCTGGTCGGGTGGCTGGGTCAGTTGCGGATCGACCCGGGCAAGGCCCCGAAAGCTCTCACGCCGTGGCTCGCCCGGACGATCGAC